TCTCGCATCATTGTCTGCCCAGTACAGTGTAGGTCGATCGTACAAAAGTACCGATGGTAAAACCCAACAATGATTCGAGTCCGACACAGCCATCGCGACATCTGGATTCTTTTTTGCTAACAATGGGACAAGTTCTCTGAAACTATCATTCATGTGATCGAATGGATGTCTTTTTGGTTGTTGAGGTACGACGAGACACCAGTATCCTTGATTGATTCTAAAAACAATCATGAGTTCACGCCACATCTGGGCTTTGACCATTTTATGAATGAACAATTGATTCTGTTCTTCATGATCTTTACGATTGAAGTGTGTATGTAAAAATTTCACAGGTTCATCTTTGTAAAGAAGTTTACCTTGTCCAGCATTGAAATGTGGACTGATGTCTTCTTTACCAACCCTGAAACGCCATGTATGAAGATTGTATGTCTCATCAAATTCGAAAGTATCGTAGATTTTTACGAGATCTTCGATCGACGCTTGATCATAATATCTTGATTTTTCTGTAAAGGTTCTCCACTTTTCCGGTAGTTCTTTTTGGTTTGTCCAAAGAAGTCCTCCATTGTAGTACCCCGTCTTTTCAGATTCTTCGTCATTGATAAACTGTGGCGACACACCTAATTGTTTGGTCTCATCGACAAACAACTTTTCAAGAATAAAAGTATCCGAGTCGAGGAACATAGTGTCTTCGAAATATTCGAGAGTTCGAGCGATCACGTGAGACTTTTCCATCTGAAACTCGGACCACACTCCTTCTTGTTCCATCTGAAAACGACCCTTATTCGAATACTTGTCGAGACTGACATCCCAATGAATCTTCAACTTTGGTTGTGGAGAAGACTGTTCGACGTAACTTTTTGTTTCTGAATCACACGTGACAAACACATCCGCGCCGCGATGATGCAATGAGAGTGTCAATAAAAACCCGATCAATTCTCTGCCACATGCGTTTGTGCATATGGTACAGAATGAAGATGGTACCTTCATTTACTCAAGTGACGAATTATTTCTTTAGGTACTTCAAAGATGAAAGCAGTCGCAACTTTTCAAACTATGAATGGCAAAATATCTTTTACACAGATGTCACCCAAATCACCCGTGACAGTCAGTGGACACGTCAAGGGACTCACGAGTGGTCGTCATGGTCTTCACGTTCATGAATTTGGTGACATTGGTGCGTGCGGTGAACATTGGAATCCACGAGACGCAAAGAAACACGGTGGCCTTCGAGACAAAGAAAGTCATGCAGGAGACCTCGGAACAATATCCAACAAAAGGTTTCGCTTCGTCACAGATAAAATAACTCTGTACGGTAAAGAATCTATTTTGGGTAGATCCGTTATCGTACACAGTGGTGAAATGGGTAAAAGACTTGAATGTGCAGTCATTGGGCGATCAAATGAACCGAACACCAAATCGTCGTGAGATGTAACGCTTAGCTCCTTCTAAAGTTGGTTGGCTCCAAAGTAACCACCTCGACCAGAACCCAGCCGTCGCCATACCATTGATACCCCAACGTTCTTTGTCACTCCGACTGACACGCAACATTCTTCGATGTACATCTTTGTCACCTCGAACAACATTTCCTCCGTGACGTTGGACGTAGAGACGCATACGCAAGGGATCCTTGTGTTTGGTGTAGTCAGTATAGCCACGACCACCAAAGTCAACCTTGCGACCATCCTCCAATGTCACCCTGAACTTTTTCATTGGGTTTGGACTTTTAGTCAACTTGACCTTCATCTTACTTTATACTGTAGATTTTTAACATTTCATCTTCGACAGATTTATCTGTAAACTGTCGACCCAAACCCAATGGTGTAAATGTATATTCACCAAAATAGATTTCATCATTATCTGTAATGTACAAATCTAAACGAACATAATCAATTCCGGATGTAAGTTCTTCACATATTGTCAATATTTCATCTAAATTTTTTGGTTTTGGTATGTCTATCGAACTAATTTTCAAATCTTGGCGTGTAAACGGTAATTTCTTCCAATTGGTATCATACATTATAACATATGGCTGAGATGCATATGGGTTTATTCCAGATGTTTTATTTTTTATAGCGTTTAGTATATATGGTTTTCCATGTATACAATGTATCTTAATTTCTTTTAGATCTGAACCCAAAAATTTTTCAATAAATAAATATGGTTTAATATGTTGATAATGTGGTTCGCGAGATGAATATTTAGACAACATCAATTTATTAAAATGCGATCTAAGAACTTCCCGGTTTTCTAACAAATCCTTTTCAGTCATCACGACCCTTGCGTCACCGCACCAATGTGACACTTTAATAACAAAAGGCAACAATGGAACTAGGCGTGTATAGTCGGAGATCAATTCTTCGTAGTTTTTATATTCACCCAAAACTTCACTGACTTTAATTTTGTTACTTTTTTCTTTTACAATCTCTTTGACAAGGAACTTATTACTATATGTGCTTGCCATGGGTAGATACTCTTCTTCGTAGGGAGGTTGTTTGTGAAGTCGCACAGTCTGGAGAAAACTAAACATACTATCTTCTAAATGTAACATTCATATTTTCATTGGCAATAATAACGTATCCCATTTTTTCTAATCTTTCAAATAACATTCGTGTGGATCCATCGCGGTCTTTTTGTTTGAGATACAAATCGAATTCGATGCATAGATACTTTGGGAGAATTCCATCGTCTAACATTTTATTGATCACTTTGATTTCAGCACCTTCAATATCCAACTTTAAGAGATCAATGTGGTCGTGACCATTCGCTTCCATCAAATTTTTTATTGTGTCAACTTCGACAATGTCATAATTTTTTGAAAACATTCCATCAATCAATGATTGTGAAACATAATTTTCATTGTCTTGTCTAAAAAATTTGAGTTGATCTTTTTGATCCCACAAACCTTTTTGGACATAGAAAAATTTATTGAGGTTTGGTTGTTCATTTTTTATTGACGTGTAATAGTCATCTTGAATACCACCCGTAAACTTAAATGACTTATCATTAAAATACTTCTGGCACTCTTCAAAGTGTTTCACTGCTTTTGTAGTTGGATCTATTAATATAATATCACAGTCATACTTTGTTTGCAATTTTATATCAAATGACATATCTTCACCGACACCACCCGAGTATACTACATCAAGTTTCATATTGTCGGGAACGATCCAACCACCATAATTGGTTCCTAAGCGTTCCATTTAGAATTATTTAGACTCTCTTGTTTAACTTCAAAATGATGTACGCCAACATCAAAATTTGAACGACTTGGAAAACCGTCAGACCGAACGGCATACGGGGCATGACGAAGCGGGTTTCGATCTTTTCGATCACACGTTCAACCTTACCATCGGCGGCAGGGACTTCGGGTTCGGGTTCATACTTTTCAGAGCGTTTGTATCCAGGCATTTTTATATACTTAGAAAATAATGTGGTACATCGCTCTGGTGCCAGTTGCTTTGGTTCTGTGTGACTACTTGAAGGCGCCGATTGATCGTCTGTACTTTCAAAAACCAAGTAGACTTTTACTTGGTATGCGAAACACTTTGGTAGACATCATGATGTATCGTTACAATTATTACGTCGAAGACTTTGCTGGTCTTTGGTTAATCAAGGCAAACTACCGAAACATTGTTCGGGAGTTCAAAGAAGTTGATGCACCCAGACATTACTTTCATGACTTGAGTCCATGGTTCGAACATAATGAAAAGTACTACTACCACAAAGTCAAGGACTACCCGTACCTCCGTGAAATAATCAAAATGATTCCATCAGTTGACAGTGAGTCTGCGATGTTTGCGGTCATCGAAGGTCCAATGAAAATTCATCCACACCGAGCAGAGAGTAATATACAACTCAGGTACCACTTGACCATCGAAGGTGATGACTCTTGTGTTCTCAAGACAGAAAGTGGTGACCACACTCATCTACCCGGAGAAGAATTCATTTTTGATCACGCGAGATACCATGAATTGGTAAAGACGAGTGAGCAAAGACGTGTAGTTCTTATTTTAGACATTCATAGATTTTACATCTTGCAGGCACCACAATAGTTTTCTTTACGACGCTTGACCAAGAAGAGATGATCATACAAGTGAAGAGTCACCAGGGCAGCACTAAAAATAACAATCGCGGGTTTGTTACCTAAGTTCTTAGAGGTCATCAACAACAACAAGAATAACGCAAGCATGAGAATTCTGGGAGTCGTAAGCATCATCTTAATTTACTTTGGACTGAGAATATTTTTGTCAAAGCCCAAAAAATATAACCTTTCAAGATTTGACATTCTTCGAGACAATGTTGAAAGAATTAAAGAAGTATACTACGATGAACATCATGACGTTAAACGTCACTACGACGGAAAAAGAATTTACTACAATGTAAAAAATTTTCCAGAAATTCAAAAGATGATTGACACTATTCCGGGTGTAGATTCAAAGACAGCTAAAATATATGCCATGGATTTTTCGATGACATGTGCACCAAAATTGAAAAGGGAGCGAGGTTGGATGCGATACGAACTTGTGTTAAGAGGTGGAAGAGGATGTGTTTTCAGTACGAAAAATAAACGCACAATTGTTGAAGATGGCCGAGATACAATTTATGATCCTCGGGTCACACATAAATATTTCAAGAGGTCAATATTGACAAGACTTTCATTGGTCATAGATGTTTCCGACAAACAGCTTTGTAAGAATCCTTGTCGCCAATGAGTTCAAGTATATCACTCGTCACAGTTCTTTTTGTGAATGGTCCGGCTGTACCATCCATACATTCCATGCATAGAGCTGTCAACTTTGTAACTTCGTCTGCCATGGGTATACAGTCAAGTAGTTCACCAAATTTTCTCTGTTTGTAATCACCATCTAAACCAACGAGTAAGACTTCTTTGCCTTCATAGAGACAGATGTATACAAAATTTTTCAAGTTTTCAAAAAATTGAGCTTCATCGATCGCGATCACATCGGCGCCATAAAAGTATTGACTCGATATAATTTTTGCTACGTTGTCAACTTTTATACAATCGAACTTGACATTATCATGGGTTTTCAAAACTTCTTCCATTGACCGTGTATCCTTGAGTGAATTGACGACCAAGACATTTTTGTTGATGACTTTATACCTCTTAAGTCGCCTGATCAGTTCAGATGTTTTACCAGAAAACATATTTCCCATCACAATTTTCAAACTCATTTTCTCTTCTACTAAAATAATCTAATACTTTTATAATGGTTGATATCCAAAGGTGTTGTTATAATGGACACGCGGGGTGGGTGTCGGCAAAGTCAGGACGGGTGCGTTTTGGTAACAAAATTTTTCCAAACATTCTTGCGGCTGTTAAGTATCTGCGTCACAAATAACCAGCATAATACATTTTTACCATCACACCACCAACCATTAATCCCGTTATAGAACTTAGTAAACAGCAGTTACAGAAAATGTTACAGGATCTCTCATCTTCTGGAATTGGTTTTTCTTCACCCCACCCCATTGAATTAAATCTACATAATAATTAAGATGCCTCTCACTGATCAGGAAATATCTAAAAAGGTTAGGGTATTGCGTAAAACCGGGGGTAAGATTTACGCTCCCCTAAAATACTTTCGTGGTCTCAGAACCCTAAAGTCTGTAGAGACCCGCTACAAGAAAATGCTCAAGAAAGATTACAAAGACTTCAAGACTGATAAGGGTATGAAGACTCGCACCTCTTCGTACACCCAAAAGTTTAGAAAGAAGTATGGGTCGGAAGTGAAATCGCTTCCAGAGATAGCCAAGGCTACAAAGATTCCATTGAAGACTCTTCAAACAATTTACAATAGAGGCCTCGCCGCATGGAGAACTGGGCATCGTCCAGGAGCTTCTCCACAAGCATGGGGATATGCCCGCGTCCATAGTTTTGTAATGAAGGGTAAGACATATTATACAGCGGATAAAGATTTGAGATAATACATATATAATGACCAATCGTATCTCTTGGAATGAATCAAAGAACTAAATACTTACGAACTAGCATTCCTCACTAACTCATACCACTCATAGTACTCACCGAGTTTATTTCGTAAATTGGAATTTGGTAATCCCATGATTCGAAGTGCCACGTTTTCCGCCATCGTCACATAACCGACTTTGACTACTTGTCTTAATACTCTTATGATCAATGTAAGGGTGTTGCGCGCAACGGGTGACTCACCACTG